CCGTCGAGCTTAGTATGGTCGGCGTCTGTAAAGGCATTAGTGTCTGCATTACTTTCGTATGCCGTTTTGATTTCACCGGCTGTTTGATCAGCAGTAGCGGAATCTTCAATACCGTCGAGCTTAACTCCATCGCTATATATGTCACGCCCATCTACAGTGCCGGTGATGACAATGTTACCGCTCTTGTCCACGCTGAACTGAGTGACACTGCCTACCATCAAATTCATAAGTTTAGACCCACTGGCCGACGCTGTGTCGGTGATGTCCATCTCAATACCGGCAAACGTAGTTGCCGACGAGTCCCAGTTTTGCGTCATCTCATGGATTTTGACTGTCATCTAAACATCTCCGAAAGTTACCACAATCTAACTGCAAGGTGTGTTATTGTTAAGAGTGCGCCACTGGTTGTTTGTATACGTTGATTACGCCGCCTGATTTGTAGGTCGTGTCACAGGCAATCCGGACCGCCTTGATTTTGTCAGCGCTTGAGAAATTCAAAGCAAATTCATGCTCGTCGTTGTGTGTACTACCACTTACAGCGTCTTGAAACGCATCCGATTTAGACGACAACGCCGCGGTGTGGACAGTCGTCTGGTGGAAAAATTGGTGGTTTGTACGTGAGATTCTAGGGTCAAAAACTTCCAGGCGGAAACCCGCGTACTCACCGCTTGACAAACTGTTAGCCAAATTTGCATGAGATCCACCACCAATCCACGAGTCATCCGAGTCTTTCTGTGCATCTATGTAAATTTTCCGAGTCGTGCCGCTGTTTGGTGCCACGTCATAACCGACAAGTAAATATGCAAAACCGTCTTCAAACTCACTTGTCGTCATTGTCGTGCCGCTGGACGTCAACTGTTCAACATATTGCCACCCACCAGCAAGTGATGCAAACAGTGTCGCCATTGCTTGCATTTCAAACGTAACAGTCTCACCGTCCGCATCATTCGATGTGTCCGACACGTCCGTACCGATCACATGATCACCAGCAGCGGGTACAGTGTTGGGATAGGAAATTACATCGTTTATGGCTGTGTCGGTCATGCTGCAATCGCTATCAATCTGTTACCGCTCTCGTCACTGAGAACGTTGTCGTTTTCATCGGTGAGATTTGCCACAATGCCGGTAAAGACATCCTCGGCCATCTCTCGCAGGATCATGTTTATCACGATTGACATATCCTCGTTAAGCCCGATTCGCCAATCAACGACTTCAAACACCTTCGAACTCCATGACATATCGTCAAAACTCACCGACACAGTGTCGCTAATCTTCAAGTCCAGCGCCGCCAATCCAAAACCGGCTGTCAGGGTGATCTGTTTACGGTTCCTGCGTAAAAACGTCTTAGCTACACGTTGCGCCATTACGTTGGTGTTGGTGAATAGCAATGGAAGGTCGGTTATGGCCTCAACCCCGCCGTCTTCTGCTAAATACACGCCTGTCCGAATCGGTGTGTAGTCATCCGGTTGCCAATCTGTTTCGGATCCGACAAATGTACCATGAACCGCGTTGAAGTTGTCACGTCTGGAATGACGTGTCGCTATTGTCACATCGGTTAACATGTCGTCTTCATTGAGTGTGACAGTCGGTGTTACATATTCAGCCGCTCGAACCGCCCACTGACCGCCGTAATTCCAGAACGTGCCACCCATTGAAGACAACATTGACCGGATTATATCCTCCGGTGCAGCATCCAACAGGAACGAACCATTGCAACTGTATGTGTCGGCACTATCTACTTGTACTTCACCAGCGTCCGCAGCATCTTCGAACAGCGTGCTATTGATATTGGACGAATCCTCATTCAAACCAAACCCTGCTAGTAGATAATCACGAATGCATAATGCAGAACTGTCGGACCAAGCTGTCGATGTGATGCGTGAATCATACACCTTCCGACCTTTGATTTTCGCAGTGACCGTTGGAACACCGTTCGGAAAATTAGACGCACCTTTGAACCGGCAGTACAGATACGCAATGTTTTGCGCACGATGTAATGTTGACCACTCGACCACCTCATCAATAAGATCGGTATCCGCTGTCTGCGTGTCCGAGCCAAGATGTTCATTAATGCGGATCAACCCGACCCATTTCGCCGGTGCAGTGACCTCACCATCACCGTCAAGTGTAACTTCCTCACCGTTTATATAGATTGTCTCATAACTGCTAATCTCGTGACCAGCAAACGCAATACACCTGTGCAACATGTTATCGGTTGTGACATCTGTTGTCAGTGTTTGATAGAATACAGCACCACCGATAACAGTCTCACCATAAATGATTTGATGTGGTAGTGCCGCGCCGAGTGAGTTGACACTGTACCCACGGTTGACGCTACTGCTCGGTTTAGTTGTCAGAGTGTTGAGTGCATAACCTAATGCAGCACGAACCGCAAAGTTCGCACCAACCAGACCTATGCCGCTCAATGAGCCGAAACTGAATATGCCCACTTGGGTTGCGTATGCTTGAGCCGTACTCGCCGCAGCAACCGCGAGACTGATCAGGTCGGCTTTAGCCGGCGACGGTGCGACGGACAGTGCTATGACTGATGTTGTGGTGAGTAAGAAATTCTTCATGTCGCGTTCCAGAAAATGTCACAGTGGCGAATTTGGTCAACACCGATACCACCCTCAGTCCGGAAAATTACATGGTCCCGGTACACGACGCCGAACGCGAACCCCAAGACCTCACCGTCAGCAGGTCGCGCAACGATTGACCCTTCGACCGGGTGAAGCGTTAAAACACGTGTGAACAAATCGTCCACGGCTTCAACGATGTCGTCATAACCTGTGATGTCCAGGAGGCGTGCGTAATGCCGTGCAGCACCCCACGCGGTCGAATAGTCACCAGCCCACTCAGATGGTAGCCCGTCACAACCCTGCGCCCGTAAAGCACCGTTCACAAACGAAAGACAGTCGTTTTCACCCCACTCGAAAGGTATATCCTTGTTCGTGTCCATATAATCAAACAGACTCATCCACTCCACTCCAAACTTTCCGTCTGCAATCTGGTGACGAACTCAAACGCCATGTCGGCAGAAAAGCGTGATTGTTGATCAGCATGAGTGTATCTGCGAATACGTGGACGGCGTAGATCAATCAACCGGCTCTCAACTTCCAATGCGATTGTAGATGTTTCAGGTCCGACGTTGATTGTCATCTGATCCATCTCCCCAGAAAAAACCGTAAAGGCATCTGTGGCGTGTGCGCCGTGTGCAAGCACACCGAACTTCACGAGGCACTTGCGACCTTGATACGGCTCAGATTCAGCGAGTGCTACAGTGTTGGTCGGAATGCCTGACAATGTTAGTGTCGCACCATATGCTGCGATGTCGGAACTCTCACGAATGTCTGAGATTTGTAGCAAGTCACCGGATCCGGTGTATGTCTCACCGTCAAGACTCAAATCACCGACACCGGACCAGAAGTATAACTGGTTCGGACTGTCAAAGAGTAGATCAACCGCCCAGAACACCGATAGTTCAGTGTTGGCAATTCCACTTGAAACTGTTGTGGGTAGACTGCGACTCATGACACTACACTGACCGCCGAGAACTCAATATTGTAGAGTGACGGTGGTGCGGTATCCCATTGTAGAACCGGACTGGATAGACGCCACGCCCCGACCGTGCTACTCACGGTGACGGTTGCGTTGTCGGCAGGTGCGGACGTGATGTCAGGCCAGAGTGACAGTGTAGCATCACCTGAACCGTCTGAGTTCACATCATCGAGAACCATGTGCATACGGGCATCTTCACCTGTACCGAGTTGGATGTAATCACCAGCCTTCAACCAATCTGTTTGACTGAGTGAGCACCCGTCAATGATCAGCGATGATCCGGTCTGACTTGCACCGTTGACAAGAGGTGTTCCACCAGGTGTACCACGCGCCGTTGCTGCCACAGGGTCACCCATCGTAAAGGTGTTCAACGGACCTTTGAGTTTACTTAAGAACGCCAACCAATCACGTGCGTCTGCGTGATTGATAATCGGAATGCGAACGTCGGCTTCCCAACGCTGACCACCATAGTTCAACACCTGTTGCACGTAATTGAAACGGCTCTCTGACAGTCGAACACGTTGCGACTGTCTGATTGTGATTGAGGCGATACCTGTATGGTTTGGAAGTGTATAATTTGTCACAACATCACCCTCTCATTACGCTCGCAATCGCACCGCCACGTTGCGTTGCGTCGATCACAGCACGTTTCGTTGACTCAACAAGCCGTGGCATCGCGTTTGCCAAATCAGCTTGTGTGACACCGCCTTGGAACTGATACGTCAGATTGATCACTTGTCCGCCACCGCGACCGTTCGGTATGACCGCACCGGACCGATTCGGAACCATCACTTCCGGTCCACGCTCACCAACCAG